GCAAGTTACATTATCAAAGAAATCGTAAAACTCTCCGTCATAGTGTTCTTTTATAGTTTGTGCAGAATAACCTTCACCTGATACTTCTTCAATCATTAATTTACAATTACCAATGCTACCACCATACCAATGACTTTGTTCATTAGGTGGTTCATGCCATTCACTATGCCCTTCACTATCTTGATCCCAAAGAAAGTCTGCTTCTTGAGGCATATCATGTTGCTGTCTAAATTCTTCAGCACCACTCATATATTCTGAGGCATAGATATCGTTTTCATTCTCATTTGCTTTCCACCAATCATGACACTTTTTTGTTATAGGACACCATGACATTTCTGCACCATATCCATAAAGCGATACACGAAAGTACCTATCAGGATTTTTAATATTTTCAATAAGTTCTTGTTTTTCTTCTGTAGTAGCCATTACCTTGCTTTCGTAATATTAAAATGCTTATAAGTTTGTTGTACACACTTTGCTTGATAATAACAGTCAGCAAGTGCATTGTGCAATTCTTCTTGTATTGCTTTACGTGGATCACTTGGCATAAGTGCAAACAATGTTCTGCTATCTCTAATTTGCCAATAGTTCCACGGAGTAGGCTTGCCAATATTTTTATACAAGTTTTGTAGTATTGCATAATCAAATAAAGGACCTTGACACCATAAGTAATCAAGTCCTACACACCATTTGTTTAATTGCTTTGTTAGTGTGTCCATGTTTACTCTTTCATGGTCACCAAATGCTTCATCACGTATTTCAGGCTTTTGTTTGCCCCACCATTCAAGTGTATTGTCATCTATTGTACGTCCATACTTTTCACTTTGTTCTTCTATGTCAAGTCTTAGATACAAAGGTTGATGTGGCTCTGCATTAGTTGTAGGATCAAACTTAACTGCGCCAAGTGTTATGATTACACTATCTGGTTCTACACCAAGTGTTTCTAAATCTATCATTCCATGTGTTGCCATTATTCTTCACCTCCAAAGTCAAACAAGTTGTTAAATGTATTCTTTTGTTTTGTACTTTCTAAGTCATAGTTTAGCGGACCAATCAAGTTACCCAACTTGTTATCAATGATTGTTTCTTCCATAGCATCACCATCGAATGGTAGTTCCTTAAACCATTCTGGCAAGTGTAATTCATCTACAGGATATGCTACACTTGTATAACCCATTGGATTCTGTTTTAGTTTACAAACAATAACTTTCATACCATCTACAATCTCTTGACTGTATTTGTCACTGTTCATACGTTTTAATGTGTTCCAGTTAATACTTGCTCGAACGTGTCCGGGCATATTTGCTTTGCCTTGTTTCTGTTCAAGTTTCTGATAATGTCCAATCTTGTTTGCACGTTTCGGACTACCTTTTTCATGTCCTGGACGACTCTTAAAGTCTGTTCTAAATTCTGCAATGCTGTCAAGTATTTCATCTTCTGTGCCTTTTTGTAATACTTTAAGCAGTACTTCGCTCAAGAAGTCTTGCATAAACACAGGAGTATCAGAACGTTTTAGATCAAGACCCATTGCTTTTACTTTGCCTGGCTTACCATCTACATCACGTCTTGTACCTTCATCATCATACACAAGAATTGCATAACGTTTCTTTGTAATAAACAATCCGCTTTCGCCAACAATCTCTCTACCTGCCGCGATAACATCTGATCTGCTCTTTGGACAATGGAAAGTATCTAACATAAACTTACCAAATGATTTGTTTGCTTCATCACAAACTTGTTCATATAGTTGTACTACACTTTCTTTAGTCCAAGGAATACTACCTTTATCTATTTCGTCTTTTAGTATTGGATATGCACTAAAGTACACAGAGTCTGTGTCTCCGTAAATTATACTCTTACCTACGTAATTGTATTCACCTGTAATAACTTTGTTTACTTCTGCACTCATGTGTTTAACAATTTGTCTACCTGTTAGTGTTGTACTTTGACCAATACGTCCATCAAAGAATCTACAACCAGGATTAAGAATAGCACCATATAAACTATTTAGGTTAATCTTCTTAACAAGTTGTCTTTTATCCCAAAATTCTATTTCTGCTTTGTTCTCTGCGGCCAATGCCTTTTTCTTCATAGCCTGCATTTCTTTACGTTCACTGTACCAACGTTTAAGTAGTCCAGGAATAACACCTTCAAACTCTGTTGTAAAGATTGTACCGTTAGCACTGATCATCCACGGCTTGTTGCTATTAAAGATAACTTCATGTATTTGTGCACCACTCATTACGTCTGACTCGCCATTCTCCCAGTCAACTGTAATGCTGATGTCTCTACGTTTTTCCATGACAGCATCAAACTCGATAGTACCGAATCTACCTTCCCAGGCCGCGGCAAAACTCTTTTTCTTTAGACCCATTTGTTCACCAACATATTTGTTAGTGTGTTCTGGACGAAGTTGTCCTATAACAGTTGCTGGATCCATATTCAAACTTCTAATAACAGATGGATACAGTGAATTCAAGTCCATTGATCCAATCCATTCATGTACGCCTACCTTAGGATATGCAACATAGGCACCCGCCGCTGGCTCTGAGCCTGGCTCACGTTTTATTCTATTAGGAACTTGTTGTCCACGTCTGTGTGCTTCATTAATAATTGCTTGTTCTGTAACTGCGACAGCACCCATAGTGGTCTGTAGCAAAACAGTATTTGCATGAGCAAGTTCGTTACTAAGATCAATAAACCTTAGTTTTTTGTCCAACTTGTCCAGTAGTGCAACGTCTTGTCTGTTGTACTCAATGAACGTTCTGAAGTCATTGTTATAAAGGGCATCGAGTGTACCTTCGTACACAGTTTTCGTTTCGCCAACTTCCATTTCACCAATGGCATCAAGTCTGTAAGTGTGTCTTTCTTCATACGTATATTTACGATATAATTCCAAACTATCTAAATGCACTCTACCTATTAGGTCATAGGTTTCTTGTTGTCTACCAAACTTTTCATATTCTCTTTTCTTAGGAAACTGATCAAACAAACAAAAACGTCTTGTGTCATCTTTGCTTAATACTTTTGCTACACGGTTAACAGTATATGGAATATCATAACCTTCACTGTTCCAACCTGTAATAATATCACTGTCTTGTATTAGATCAAGGAATGTTTTTAACATATCTCTTTCATCTGCAAACAAGTGTGTGTTAGGGAATTCTTTACATTGCTCTTGTGCTTCTTCCATTGTAAGTGTCTTAGGCGGTACTGCAAGTGTTACAAGTGTATCAAGCCACTGTAGGTGTACGGAAATAGCAGTAATAGGCATAAACGGATCACTTGGATCAGCGAAGCCTCGCTCTGGATCATAGTCTGTCTCAATATCAAAAAATGCTACGTTTAGTTTAGGAGCATCTTGATTAAGATAGTTTTCACTTAAACATTGAAAGATAGGATTAATATCGCTTTCAAACAATTTCTTGTTTTTATTAATTGCTTGTTCTTTACGAAAGTCTTTTGTATTCTTGGATACAATTCTACTTAATGGATCACCGTAAATACTTCTGTACTTACCTCGTTGATCTTCATAATAGAAAGTATATTTTACAGGGTATTCAGCAAACTGACGTTTGCCGTCTTTTCGTTCTACAACACGAATAATATCTGCGTTGCGATCAAAGTGTGCGTCTACATAACTCATTCATTCTCCTCTTGTCCTTTGCGGCGGACATATACCAATTGTTTCGTTTATTGGCCGAAAAAACCATCTTGTATAAGACCTGCAATATATATTATTGTAAGTCCTGCGTTTAAAATAATCAACGACTTTTCTTTCCAAAGTACTCCAACAAGTACCCAAATACTATTTGCAATAGTAAATGCGTAACTATACCAAGGATACATATTGAAAGCGGCCATTGTTGCGGCTATCAATAATACTGTTGTCCCTGTCCATGCTAACCATTGATATGGTTTAACCTGTATATCGTTTGTTTCTAAAGTACTCATCTGCGTTTTGTGCCTTGTCATCTATCCAAATATCGTAGTGTGGTTTGTGAAATCTAACACTTGTATATTCTACTCCCCACTCTTCTAATTGCCTAACTGTAAACTGTGACCAATCTTTGTGCGAGTTTGCACCCCGAGCAGTCCAATAGTGTACCTCATTGCCTTGTGCCAAAAGTTCATTAAAATACTTAATTCGCTCTTTATTGGGAACACTATTTTCATAATTACTGTTAACAGTATAACATATAGTCCCGTCGATGTCAACCATATATTTCAATATTTTGACTCCTTAGGTTCTTCAAAAAAGTGTTTGTCACCCATTGCTTCTCGTATCTTTCTGAATATCATATTATGCGGATATGTTTTATAATAATCCGTTTGATATAGTTTTTCGCTTGCCTTTTTAGTTTCTGTAATCTTTTGTATAATGAATAGCCTAATTGTTGGATCGTTTAGTTCATTTTTATAATGATCATAATTATATTCAATAAACAACAAATCCCTGTCTACAAAGTATTGTGTTTTACACAAACCAATTAAATCTTGTCCTTCATTTCTATCTTGAACTCCATGCAATACAATTAACAATCCGTGTAAGTTATCTTCATAAGGAAAGTTAATCATGTGCTTCATGATATCCATATATTGGTCTGTGTGAATTACTGGTACTTTCGAACTGTATGCCCAAGGACATCTTGCCACTGAGCCATCTGTTGGTTGAGATAATTCTTTAAGGTGTATCTCTAACCAATCATCAATTCGTTTTTTATCTTCTTCTAATACCATTAGTACCAACCTGCGGCTACTCCGTATCCAAATATATTAACGCATACGAACCAACCTGTTATTAACATTACCCAAGCGGCACCTCTACGATAAGATGCATAGCATTGTGTTGTACTACCAACAAAAAATGCAGGATAAACTAATAACATATTAGGTTCTTTGGCTGTTATTGCCAGCGTCATACTTGCGCCGACTGTAAAAATAAAACTGACAAGTTCGAATGAAAATGCAATCTTATCTGATTTGTAACTGTTAATCCAAAAGTCTTTTATCTTTTGCATTACTTGTCTTTGCCGACTGTGACAACAAGTGTTTCAAGATCATCAAATTCATCAGCAACTTTATGCCAATCTTGTTTGTGTGCAATCTTAATTGCCTTGTTGATCAATGCAGGCTTAATGTCTAATTCTTGAGCAACTGCTTTTACAGTTTCTCTTAGACCTTCTTGCAAGTCTTCGACTTCTCTAAGAACAGTAGCACCTTCATTTACCAATCTTTCAAGTTTGGCTTTTTCGTCACCACCATAAGTTCTGTCTGACATAAATCATCTCCTAAGTTTAAATTATGTTTTATATTATATATTCGTTAGATACAGAAGTCAACTGTTAATGTGACTACGTGTCCAAAGTTTCGTCTTTTGATTTGTATGCCCAATCGTCAGTGTGTCCTACTGACCATTTTGGTGTGTTTTCAACTGTGTAGTTTTGAGTACATACTTTGAAGTCTGGTGTTAGTCTGTTTGGATTTACAAGGCTTTGGTCTGTGAATACAGTTCTATTATTTGGTTGTGCGGCAAACTGTCCGTTGTCTAATTTAATAACATTAAACGTCTTATGCTCTGGATCGTGTTCGCTAAAATTAATATCAAGTGTTGAGTGTTGTGCATGACACGTATCAAGTGTAAACATATATTCGCCTTTGTGCATCTTTCTGTCCTTGCCAAAAAACTCACAATCGCATAGTAAAGGTTTTTTAATTAGTGTAATGTCGTAATCAAAACAATCCCATATTTGTAATGTGTCTAAAGGAAGTTGATCTTCTGGATTGAAATCTT